CATCACAGAAGGTGAATCAGATGCACTATCAGCATTTCAAATAGCTAACCGTATTAAACCCGATGCAGAACACATAGCACTAAAGAAAACATTAGTACCGGTGTTCTCAATCAAGTCGGGTGTGTCCAGTGCAGAGAGAGACATAAAGGCTAATCTTGTCTTGCTAGAGAAGTTTGAGCGTATTTTTATCTGCTTTGACTCTGATGATCAAGGTAAGTTAGCTTCGCGTAAGGTTGCTAAGTTGTTTAGCCCTTCTAAAGCTAGGATTGTTAACCTAGAGTTAAAAGATGCCTGTGAGTACACCTCTAAGTCAATGACAGATGAGTTTATGTCTCACTTAAAAGACGCGACTGTCTATACACCTAGTGGTATTGAGAACGCTTCTAATGACTTTGACCGATTATGGTCTGAGCAGAACCTACAGAGCATAGACTTCCCTTGGAAAGCTTTACAAGACAGAACCTACGGTATAAGACAGCGAGAGATAATCACTTGGGCTGCTGGTACAGGCGTGGGTAAGTCTAGTTTTATGCGCGAACTACAGCACTTCTACTTACAGAGCACCGATATGAACATAGGTATCATTGCCCTAGAAGAGTCAGTAGATCGTACCAGACGTGGAATACTAGCCATAGAAGCTAACGACAAGCTACACTTGAACGAAGTGTTCAGTCAGTACTCTAAGGAAGAGATAAAGAAACACTTTGATAACACCTTGGGTACAGGTAGAGTTTACTTGTATGATCATTTCGGATCAATGAACTGTGAAGACTTGTTGAACAGAGTCAGATATATGGTTGTTGGCTTAGACTGTAAGGTTATCTTTATTGACCACTTGAGTATTTTAGTAAGTGGTCTTGACATACAAGACGAGCGTAAGGCAATAGACAAGACAATGACTATGTTAAGACAGTTGACAGAAGAAACAGGATGTGCTATACACTTGGTAACGCACCTTAGACGTATGAACTCTGATAGGTCACACGAAGATGGTGCAGAGATAAACCTAAGTCATCTTAGAGGCAGTCATGGTATAAGTCAGATAAGCGACACCGTGATAGCCTTGGAACGAGATACTCAGGCTGACGAAGAACGAGAAGCTAACACTACTACAATGCGAGTACTAAAATGTAGATACACTGGAGATGCTGGAGTAGCTGGTAGGTTGTACTACAACAAAATAAATGGTAGATTAGAGGTAGTTAAGGAAGAATTTTAATGTCATATGTTATCTTAGACATAGAAACGGATGGTTTTGACGCTAGTGTGATACACTGTGTTGTCTGTGAAGATCATCATGCAGAACAGAGGGTATTTTATAAACCCGATAACTTGCAAGATTATCTGGCACAATACGACTTAGTTATAGGTCACAATGCGATACAATTTGACTTTCCCATGCTTAAAATGATGTGGGATGTTACAGTTCCTGCTAAAAAACAGTTTGATACCTTGATTGGTTCTAGGTTAATCAAGCCAGATTTGGAAGGTGGACACAGTTTGGAAGCTTGGGGCAACCGTTTAGGCTTTCCTAAGCTACCTCAGCCCGAAGATTGGAAGGTTTTTACACCTGAAATGCTAGAATATTGCAAAATAGATGTAAAAGTGTGCCATTTATTGTACAAAGAGGTGCAATTAAACCTAAAAAAGTTCTCAAAAGAGTCAATTCAGTCAGAATTTATGATGCAACGACTGATAAACAAGGTCAGAGACAACGGATTCTACTTCAAAGAGCAAGAAGCAGTAGAGTTGCTAGAAAAGTTAGAGACAATTAAGGCAGAAATAAGGCAAGAAATCGACAAGGTATTTTTACCAGAGGTAATACAACTAAAAACTAAGACAAAAGAAATACCGTTTAACATCAACAGTAGAGATCAGATAGCCAAGAGATTAATGGCAATAGGCTGGAAACCTTCTGTCTTTACCCCGTCTGGTAAGCCTAAAGTTGATGAAATACAGCTAGGAAAGTTCGATTCTAGGGAATCTAAGATCATTTCTGAGCATTTTACGCTAAATAAACGCACAGCAATGCTAAAATCTTGGATAAAAGCAACAGAACCTGATTTTAGAGTACGTTGTTACTACCACTCGCTAGGTGCAGTGACAAACAGAATGTCTTGTTCTGATCCTAACTTGCAACAAGTCCCTAGTAATCGTAAAATTTACGGAGAAGACTGTAGAAAGTTGTGGTCTTGTCCACCCGGTAATAGGCTCATAGGCTCTGATGCACAGGGTCTGGAGCTACGTGTCCTCGCTCATTACATAAACGATCCAGAGTACACTAGAGAGGTACTGGAGGGTGACGTGCATACTGCTAATCAAAAAGCGGCAGGGTTATCCTCCAGAGATCAAGCTAAGACATTTATCTACGCCTTGTGCTACGGAGCAGGAGATGCCAAGTTAGGTACGGTTGTAGGTGGTAACGCGAAAGATGGTGCTCAGTTAAGAGCAAGTTTCTTTGACAAAATACCAGCTTTCAGAAGATTTAGTCAAGCAGTAATAAGAAAAGGAGAAACACAAGGCAAACTAAAAGCTATAGACGGGAGAATATTAACCGTCCGTAGTCCACACGCCAGTTTGAACACTTTGATACAGGGTAGTTCAGCTATCTTGATGAAGAACTGGTTTATGAACACCGCAATGGACATGAAAAGGAGGAATACCAATGGTAGAGTTATTGCTATGGTACACGATGAAATTATTTTAGAATCTGGTAAAAAAGATGTTGACATCGTAGCAGAGTCTGTTAAACTAGGTATATCACAGGTAAACAAACAATTTGATATTAGATGTGCGTTGGATTGTGATATTAATTTTGGAACTAACTGGAGTGAAATACACTAATGACTTTTCATTATATAGAAGGTAAACTAGAATACGCAATGTTGTTTGATCAAAAAGATATGTTTGATCGTTGGAGCACGGTACTGCTCTTAGAAGGTGATCAGATGAAACAAGCTAAGAAACTTGGGTTAAAAATAAACCAAGTTGAAGAGAAGTTTAATGGAGCACCTTACGTTTCTCTGAAGACCACCATGCCACCTAAGCTGTACGATGCTGATAGTAACGTGTACGATGGGCCTACTAGGTTGGCAACTGGTACGGAGGCAACGGTCAAGCTTACTCAGAAGCCGTATGATAACAAGTTTGGTAAAGGAGTTACCACGTATATAGACAGTGTTAAGATAACTAATCCTGTCGCTTGGATACCCCCCACCGATGATGAGTTTCAGTCTGCGTCAGACACTGAGTTTTAGTGCCTGAGACTGATTACGGTCATTGGGATGTTGATCTGGTAGGCGAGTTTAACCCTGACGAACACTTTGGATTCGTCTACCAGATTACTAATCTTACAAATGACAGGTCTTACATAGGTTGTAAACACCTAATGAAGTACAGTAAAGGTAAACCAATAAAGGCTAGTGAATGGAGAGATTACTGTAGTAGCAGTAAGTATCTTAAACCAGACATAGAAGAATTAGGGAAACAAAACTTTGAATTTAGAATACTTTTATTATGTGCTAACAAGCGTGATCTCTACTATAACGAGATGAAGATACAGATAGAGCTAGGTGTTATAGAATCCGAAGAGTACTACAATGCTAATGTAGGTGGTAAAAGATTCTATAGACCTGTCAAAAGTTACGGAACCGATTTTAAGAATAAAATTAAAGGCATTAAAAACGGTAGATACAGAGGAATGTTTATAGTAACTTACAAAGGTGGTATTACTAACTTAATTAAAAATGTTACCATCAAGGATTTTGCTGAAGAAAACAACTACAATAGAAGATGTCTTTTTAATATAATACATAATAGGCAAAAAACCCATAAAGATATAATTGGATTGGAATACGTAAATGAAAAAGATTGACACATTAGCTAATGATATATACGACTTGCTAGAAAATGGGACTAAATCTCCCAAGCAAGAACACTTGTTTGCAATGGCATCTGAAATTGTAGACTCAATGAAGAAACAGTTGTGGACAGGTACTACCCCCTCTAAAAAAGGTAAGTTACGTATGTCTAATATAGGTAAGCCTTGCACAAGAGCACTGTGGTATGACATAAACGGTGATGAGAAAGCAGAAAGACTTACACCTCAGACTAAGTTAAAGTTTATCGTTGGTGACATAGTAGAATCTGTCATACTATACTTGGTTAAAGAGTCTGGTCACACAGTCACAGACCAACAAAAAGAAGTAGAGTTGCAAGGTATTAAAGGGCATATTGACGCTGTGATAGACGGTGAGTTAGTTGATGTAAAATCCTCAAGCTCTTACGGTATGCGTAAGTTCAAAGAAGGGACATTACCACAAGATGATCCATTTGGTTACATAGGTCAGATAAGTGGGTACGCTACTGCTTTGGGTAAGAAGTCTGGTACGTTCTTAGCCTTTGATAAAAGTGCAGGAGAAATTGCAGTATACAAACATGATGATATAGATGATTCCAATAAAAAGATAAAGCAAGTTTTGTCTGATACTTCTCAAGAGGAGCCACCAGAGAGAGCGTTTGGTACTGTACCTGAGCGTAATACTAAGAAAGCCAAGCTAGGTATAAACTGCTCTTACTGTTCTCACAAGCAGTCTTGTTGGGAAGACAAAGGCTTGACACTAGGGTTTAAAAGTAGTAGACCTGTATTTTACGTAGGGAAACAAGAACATGAAGTTGACTTCTAATTACTTATCTGAAGAGGTTTTAAAAGACATTTCTGATATGTATAGTGTTGATGAGATACTAGATAATATTGGAATGTTACCTCACGATTTAGCTCTGCTGTTAGCAGACGAGATCAAAGAAAACTTAGAAAAATTTGAAAACATACCTGTGGATGCTTATACAAATGAATAAATATGGAATGACACTACCAATATCAGAAGAAATAGATACCGTTAAGTACAGACAAACTGGTGAGGACTTTTATAGCAAGGTGGTACGCATAGCTGAATCCTTGAAAGATAGCCCAGACCACTTTGAGAACTTCAAGGATGCGCTTAGACACATGAGGTTCCTACCTGCTGGTAGGGTACAGAACGCTATGGGTGCTGCAAGACAAACCACCGCTTATAACTGCTTTGTCAGTGGAGTTATAGAAGATAGCATGGACTCTATCATGGGTAGAGCTACAGAAGCTGCTGAGACAATGCGTAGAGGTGGTGGTATAGGCTATGACTTTTCAAGGCTACGTCCTAGAGGAGACAGAATAAAGTCTTTGGACTCTAGGGCATCAGGTGCAGTTAGCTTTATGCAAATTTATGATTCTGTTTGTCAAACCATAGCATCTAGTGGACATCGTAGAGGAGCACAGATGGGTGTCTTACGCATAGACCACCCTGACATTGAACAGTTTATCACCGCTAAGAACAACGGTACAGCCTTAACTGGTTTCAACATTTCAGTAGGTGTAACAGATGAGTTCATGAGATGCCTAGAGAAGAAAGAACCATTCCCTCTACGGTTTGACGGTAGGGTACACGAAGAGGTAGACCCTGTAGCCCTGTGGGACATGGTTATGCGTAGCACATGGGATTGGGCAGAGCCGGGAGTGTTGTTCATAGATACCATTAACAACATGAACAACCTGTACTACTGTGAGAACATAGAGGCAACAAACCCATGTGGTGAGCAACCTCTGCCACCTTACGGTGCTTGTTTGCTAGGTAGTTTTAACCTGACTAAGTACGTGGGGGCAGGAGAGTTCGACTATGGATTGTTCACTGGTGACATACACCATGTAGTCAGAGCTATGGACAACGTGATAGACAGAACCATTTACCCACTTGAGCAACAGCAATTAGAGGCTCAGAGTAAACGTAGGATGGGTTTAGGTATCACAGGACTAGCTAATGCAGGTGAGATGTGTGGTATGCCGTATGCTTCACCAGAGTTTATGAAGTTTACCACCAAGGTTCTAAAGACGATGAGAGATCACACTTATGGTACAAGTGCTCTGTTGGCTAAGGAGAAGGGTAGCTTTCCATTGTATAATAAGGATAAGTACACACAGGGTAAGTTCTTTAAAACTTTGTCTAACTGGGTGCAAGACCAGATCAAAGAGAACGGGTTACGTAACTCTCACTTGACCTCTATTGCACCTACTGGTACAATCAGCCTGACTGCTGACAACGTAAGCTCTGGAATAGAACCACCGTTTAGTTTGTTCTACGACAGGACTATACAAGAGTTCGATGGTCATCAGATACAGAGAGTAGAGGACTACGCCTACAGATTGGGTGTGAATGGTAGGACTGCTAATGAGATCACTGCTGAAGAACACTTAGCAGTACTAGCTCTGACATCTAAGTATATTGACAGTGCTGTCAGTAAGACGTGCAACGTAGGAGACAACGTAACTTACGAGGAGTTCAAAGAGTTGTACTACAATGCTTGGAAGCAAGGGTGCAAGGGTATTACCACGTTTAGAGCTAGTGGTAAACGCTACGGTATCCTCAATGAAGTCAAGGAAGAACCTAAAGCAGAAGCTTGTTTTATAGACCCAGCAACAGGTCAGAAAGAGTGTGAGTAATGCAAGACAAAGATAAAATATGGAAGCTAAAGTGGGCTTCCTCTATTACTCTTATGTTTGCAATGATTCTGACTGCACAGAACGTGTATCCCTATAATTTGTTTTTTCATTTTATAGGGATACTAGGTTGGTTGATTGTGTCTATTAACTGGAACGACAGAGCACTCATAGTGGTCAATAGTGTGGCTATAGCTATACTGACAAATGGTTTGTTTGCTTATCTTATTTCTTAAAGTTTAGTATTATCATACCACACCTTGAACACTTGAGAGAGTCAGGATCAAGCTTGTGCCAAAGTATCCAGCAGATAAATTTACTAAGCACGGTTTTTCTTAGGTTTTTTATGAGTTAATAGCTGAGAATTTTTTGTATGCTTGGCTCCAGTATGTAATTTACCATCAGACATTTTATGTGTTTTTCCTGTGTATAGTTTACCAGCTTTTGTGTAGTGGGGTTTATTTTTCATGCTTTACTCTTCTTTCTACTCTTCTTTTTAGGAAACCCGGCTTTCATGTTCTTATAAGCTTTAGCACTGATAGTTGATTTAGCCTTGCTCCTAGAAGTCCCGGCTTTTTTGCGTTTGTTGATATTATAGTATAAACCCTTCTTTACCATTTCTTACAACTCCAATATCTAGCACTTAGTTTATCAGGTGGACTAGTATCGCACCTGTGTCTTGCACGGAAACTTTTCCTGCGCTTAGGTTGATCCTTTTTGATTGTCATATTAGGATCACCAAAGCGTACCAACTTTACTTTGTCACCCTTCTTAGCTAAGACAGCAAACTTCTTAGACTTGCCGGGTGTTCTCTTAGGCTTGTTATACCCAGAGAAACGTTCTCCCCTATACTCCATTAATAGTATCCTCCGTAACTGTCTGCATCCATGTCGCTAGAGTAACTTCCCCAACCACCTGTAGCATCTCCTTCAGCAGTAGCGTCACCTGTGGAACCTTCTCCGTAGTAATTATCTAATCCAGATAGGTTACGTGCTCCAGCAGCATTAGTTACCATACCGTTATAAGTTACAGCTTGGTTAGGATTAGTAGAGGCTAAATCATCAAAAAAGTTATAGTTATTTAATCCACCAGTTTGAGTAAAACTACCACCCGGCCCACTAATATCACCTGATAGTAAACCACCTTGACTTACAATATTTCCAGTAACTTCGGACGGGTCTTGGTAAGCTCCCATAGCGTTAAACATACCACCTAACAATCCTATGATACTTGATCCGGGTATGGTAGCACCTGCTGCTAAAGAACCTATAGTTCCTAACACACCCCCTACTCTTTGCCCGTCTGTTGCATTTGGATTGTTACTTAAACCAAAAGAGGAAGCAGTAGGGCCACCTAGAATCGCGCCTTCAGTTAAGTCTGCTACGTTTAGGTTTACCTCTGGATCAGACACAGAACCGGGTACTCCTTCTAAAGTATTTGAAAAGTTAATTGGCCCTGTAGAACTTAGTAGTCCTACATCTTGAGGGTTGTAGTCTATATTTGAAATACCTGCATAATTAGGATTAGTGTTTTCTTCATAGTACTGTGTTAAATCGTAAGGGTCTTTACCTATGTTTTGAATAGCTTCCGTTGCTTCTGCGTTTAATCGTGACGATTCTGGAATAGTATTAGTCATTGCAGGGCTGTCCATACGTACAGCAGGTAAAGTTCTTTCTCCTGTACTATCTATAACAACTGTTTCCTCAAACGGAGCATCTATGGGGTAAGTTTTACCCATTCCAAATAAGTTCTGAAAACTATTTATAGGACTAAGTGGAGAAACATCTTGTTGGAAATCCATTATGGCAGTTTGAGCAGCATTGGCTATACTAGGATTAAAGTTAGCCCCTGTCTGAGTAGCTAGGACTTCTCTGGCATGAGCTAAATCACGAAAAGTTATTTCAGCCATTCTTCTTCCCCTTTGCTTTACTATAAGCCCTCGACCCAAACCAAAAACTCACGATTGCTGCAAATATGGCCTGTGTCTCCGAATCCCACACGATCATAATAGACGTGGTAAATGTAGCTCCCTCCTGTGACATAATTGCAACAAGTGAAGATATTTTAACAGTTGCAAACAGTGTGAAAAACAAATAGGTTATCACTGGTCTAACTGATGCACGTAGTTGCGAGACAAATCCATCAGAGGTTAAAGATCGATCATGATCGTAGATGCCTTTTGTTTCAGCTATGTCAGCCTGTGCATCTAGCTCTTCTATTTTAAGTTCACTGAGAGACTCAGCGTACTTAGCTCTAGCTTCCAGCATTGCTAACTCTTGTTTGTTTGCTTGGCTCTGCTTAAAGAAACCTAGCACCTCTGGTACAATAGAACTACCAAAGCCTATTAGTGATCCTAGTATTGATAACATTATTACTTCCTATTTTTCTTTTATTAATACAGTAGTTCCAACTTTACTTTTTGAGTGTTTAACATTTGCATTAGATTTTGTTTTAAAAATTAGTTTATTACCTTTACCATAGTAAAAAAGTTTACCGTTTTTATTTTGTGTAACTTTATATATTTTTCTTGCAGGGTCTTGTTCAACATTGTTAAAGTTTTTTGCTCTTCTTATTGCTATACCTCTTACATTTTTATTTTTACCGTTTTCTTTAACAACAGCGGTATCAAGAGTTTGTTTTAAAATTTCACGGATGTTTCCTTCTTTTACTGCTTTTTTTAATTTTGGAAATTTAATAACATTTTTACTGTGTAAATTATAAGATAAATCTCCTAGTACTACTTTTACATTATTAGGTAAATCAGTAAAACCTTTAAGTGTACGTAAATTAGTCAAATCTTCTTCTATGACTTTATCAATAATTTCTACATTATCTAAATTTAAAAGGGGATACTGTTTTAAAATGTCATATTCACGATCTTCTGTAAGACCAAATTCACCAGTTTTTACATCAGTTCTTACTTTATCCCCACTCCCTTCAAAACCTTTTAATGTATTAAATATTGCTTTCCTTAGGTTAAATGGTGCAACAGGTTCCTCTTTAACAGGTGCAACAGGTTTTGGTAAAAGTCCTTCATTTATTTCTTGTTGCATCATAGCATTATTAGGAGGGTACACCACTTCTTGTTTTGGTAAAAGTCCTTCTTGGCCTACTATATTCTGAATAACTCTATTACTGTCTGTAAGTAACCCTATTTCATTAGCATTAAAAGGAATTTCTGGTACAGGTGGTGCAAGGTTTTGCTCAGTTACTGGTATAATTCCCCTATCATTTGGCATCCTTTCAGGAGGTAATTCTATCTGTGTCTGTGGTATACTATCTAAGTCTATTTGTGGCCCACTTCTACGTTTAGGTTTGTTAATCTCAGGTTGGTTAAGACCTAGTAACCCTTGTATGTTTCCCCAAATACTTTCCATCTTAAAATCTCTTTGTAAATTTAAACTGAAACTGTGCGTTGCCCATAAGGTTATCAAAGCTATTAGGTACGCCATTAGCAGTAGTTGTGGAACCTTGCAAAGACATTTGGCTATTTTGTATACCCATTGGATTAGGTGCTGTAAACTCAGCTTGCATCCGTGTAGGAGCATTTGTACGATAATCAATATCTCCACTTAACAGACCTCCCCCAAGACCAGTTTCATATCCCATATTTACACCATTTATTTTAGGCTGTATGCTCATACCTTCGGGCATTTGACCGGGTAAGTCAGCTACCATTTGATTACCCTGTTCTGCTAATCCTGTTATGTTATCTACTCTGTCCTGACCTAGAGTAAGTCCCATAGCACCCATAGCACCTTTTTCAGCTTTGTCCTCTGCTAAATCTATCACCTGTTCCATCTTAGCAGTATCATTAGTAGGTATTGATCTTAGAGTATCTCCTATGAAACTAAATAAATCCATTATGCTACTCCTTCGGCTATCGCTTTACCCTCTGCTAGACCACTAGGGCCAAGTGTAGGTTCAGCGGTAGTTGTGGGCATTGCCTGAGCAGTCTGCATTAGGTTCATTATATTTTGACCTATCTGTTGTTGCATCATTGCTTGATCTTGTACAGGTGGTTCAGGTTGTACAGGTGCTTGGTTATATGCTTTTACAGGTTGTGCATCTACTTCATCTTCCATAGGAAAGATTTGATTAGCTTCTTCCATATAGTCTGCTACAGATGCTGCCCATAACCCGTTTCTACCTGCTAGTAATCTATCTGAATACTTTTGTGCTCCATCGTACATTTTATTAATTTTAGCTTTTGCGCCAGCAACTTTACTATTACTTTTGTACAGATCGTCTACACTATCACCTTTAGAAAGTTGTTTATTTATATTTGTCCAGTTTGTTGATCCGGGTGCAAATTGTTTTGTCATATACATAAAAGACAAAGGTTTCATAGCACCTTTAGGATCACGGGCTAAGATTCGCCTCATAAATCCCGGTACAATCTCAGCGATAGACAAAGCACCAGAAACAGGGTCTATGTCTAAAGCACCCTTCATAGTTAGAGCTAAGTCATCAAGACCTTTATATGTTTCACCAAACAACTCTTTAAGATTACTATTTCCATTAGGTTTAAGTTTAGCGTTAGCCCAACTATCAGCCCAGTTTTTATATGTAAGTGCTCTGGCAGCATCATTCTTACCAGAAGCAGTGATTAAAGTTCCCCAGTACTCTGTGAACATTAAGTCTTGTGCAAACTTAGCAGAGTCGGGGTCTAGTTGTTTTAAACCTTGTAACATCGACACTGCACCACTTAGATCATCAGTTCCTAAGCGAGTAACAGTTTTACTCATTGCATCTACAAATTCTTGTGCTTGTTTAAAGTTAGGTATTGACTGAGCTTTACGACTTGCTTTTGCAAATTGCTCAGGTGTACCGTCTGCAATGTCTCTTAGTACTTTTTTATAATCAGTTAAAGACTGTAACTTAAATATATCGTCAAGAGCTTTTTGACCTGCTTTTTTACTTTTAAATTGTTTTTGTATGGTATTTTCTACGCCTTCAATTTTTTTCAAAGTAGCTTTAGCCACTGACTTAGCTTGATCTGCACCTTGAGCTACTGCCCTAGCTAAGTCAACATTGTTTTCTCTGATGTAGTTTACACCTATTGATCCTATAAGTTCTTCTCTGGACTGTAAACCTTTTAGCATAGCTTCTTCGCTTGCTTTAAACTTAGGGCCAAAAGCTTCATCTACTTTTTGTAACAAAGTTGTAAGTTCTGCACCTTCAGTACCTTTTACAAAGTCATCTAAATATTTTTGAGAAGTGGTGCTACGAGCTTTTTCTATTTGATTAAACAAGCCGTTCTTTCCTCTGTATATATTGGCAAATTTAGAAAACTCTTTATTAGCAAATTTGTATTGTTTAAGAGGAGCAGTACCAATCATCGCTCTATTCTTTTTATTTTTCATTCTTCCTAGTTCTTTAACAATAGCATTAGATAACTCAAGATTTTCTGCTTTACCTTGGTTACTGGTTTTACCTACTTTGTAAGCTTGGTTTCTTACAAGTTTATCAAACTCAAATAAATCACCTGCTGTTACCTGCTTAAAACCCGGTTTGTTAGATTCTAAAGGTTTAAAGGTGTCTGTATCCCTGTCAAATTTAACTTTATTTTTTAATCTTGAAGGTAAAGCTTGATAGACCAAAGCAGGAGACAGCATATCAGAATCTTTAGACAAACGGTTCATAAAATTAGCTGCTTTTATAGGAGTAATTGTTTTTGCTTTAGCATTTGATATTATAGGCGAACCGTAGTACTTTTCACCAGCAAATAATTTCATACCTTGAGTGTACATAGATTGTAGTTTTTTACCAGCAGTATCTTTAAGACCACGTACAGTAACAGCACTTGCGCTAAGTTTACCTAAAGCAGATTCGTTTATCTTACCCATATTTTTAACAGTGTTGACTAGCAAGTCTCTTTCTTTTTTACTCAAGTTAGATTTTAACTTACTTGCTATGGTAACAGCGTTATCACCTAATTTTATAGATTCATCCATTATAGCTTTATATTTATCTAAAGCAAAAGTCATTTTCTCTATATATTTATCACCAGCAACTTTAAAACCTTGTCCCTCTAGTTTACTAAAAAACAAAGAAGAGACACCACCTTTTTTGTCACTAGTTAGCGTTTTAAGACTAAGTAAAATTGCGTCATCTTCTCCAAGAGTTTGAGAAAACCTTTGCTGTGCTTGTTTAAATTGATCTAAAGTTACGGTATTTACACCTCTTTCTTTAGCAGGAAGTTCGTCAGCAACTTGTTTAACCCTATCAGCTATATTTTTTGCAGAACCTTTTACAGCACCACCTAGAGCAAAGGGTGCTCCTAGTAAAAGACTACCTACTCCTATAATTGCTCCTTCTGTACCTGCACTTTGAAGAACATCTAAAAACGAATCTTTTTGTGTACCTGTAAAAGCTTGTAAACCTTCTACACCTGCACTACCTGCTCCACCGCCTATACCTGACCTTACTGAACGTGCTAAAAGCCCACGTCCTGTTAAAGCTGATAACATACCACTTGCTATACCTGCACCTGCTCTTCCCCCCAGACCTTTGATTGGAGTAGGAAGTGTTATAAGTTCACCTATTACAGCACCTGCACCTATAGCTAACTCTGGTACAATGTCTGCTGAAAAATCATACCTGTCTGTGCTTGTACCGTCTAGTAAGACATTTCTTTCGTCTTTAGGCTCTACACCAATAGCTCTAAGACCTTCAGGTGTTACATAAGGTTGATTACCCCACTCAGTGACACCCCAGTTACCCTTACCAAATCTTTCGTTAAACTCTGCTGCTATTTCATCAGGGTTTCCCCTAGCTAAAGCATTATCAAAACGAGCTTCTAAATCTGGTACACCGTCCCTAATATTATATTCACGTTCTATGTCGTACCCTATACCCATCTCTATCATTTTGCTAGGAAACTTTTGTGCTAGTAAGTTTTCTAACTCACCTTGCTCTAGACCATTAGGTACATTTTGTATTTCAGTACCATCGTCAAATACTACTTTACCCATATTATTTCCTAATCTTGTCTATACTCATAATTTCTACTTTTAAACTGAGATGGTAAGTTATACCCAAAGTTTCTTAGTACACCTGAAGCATCTTTAGCATCTTGTTGAGCAGAACGTATTTCAGAATCTGCTGCTTCTGCTATCATATCAATGTTTGTTAAAAATCCGGGGCCGGGGAGTAACTTATCTATAAGCTCTTGCTCTTGTTTATTTGTTTCTCTACCAAAAATTCTAGAAGCAATCATCTGTCTTTTTAACTTAGCAAGTAAAAATTTAACATCTTGTTCCTCAGTTTTACCTAAGTTAATATTAAAAGCTGCTGCTATGTTTACAAGAGCAGTTTTAGCTGCACCTACACTACCTGTAGCTGCACCACTTGAACTAAGTATCTTTTTAATTTCATTAGCAGCGTCTACTCTACGTATTGCTCCCTGAACTTTACTATATAAATTGTTTACTTCAGAAGTTAACTTTCCTTGTTTAGGAGCGTTCTTTCCTGCTATTTCAGCAGCTTTTAACGCTGCTTCTTGTTGTGCTTTAGCTGTTGCTGCTTCATTAGCCTGTAGAATTAACTCACCTCTGGCTTGTTCTGTGACAAAATTACCACCAAACTGTGCAGGGTCTCTTTGTCCAATTGATTGCACACCTCTGTCAAGTACACGATCAAAAAGATTTTTTACATTATCAATATTACGGGTAAGTAACCCTGCCTGTGCTCCTTTGTTTATAGCTTCTTCACCAAAAGATGCTGGTCTATTGTAGTCTTGTCCCGGTACACCAGCACCTTGTTGAGCATTAGCTTGAGCAATTAATCCCGGTGTATTCATCATAGCTTGTGCAGCTATCTGTTGAGCTTTATCAGCAAAAGGTACATTTTGTGCAGGTGGTAAAGGTGGAATACGTTTATTTTGGTTTCTAATATCACCAGTAGTAGGTGAAACTATATTACCCTGTCTTTCTACTGCTCTTCGTCTTGCGTCATCCCTAAGTCCTTTAAAAAAGTCTGTAAAGCTTGTGTCATATATTCTTGGAAAAACATCAGCCATTATAATAATCCTCTACTTCCAAATATTCTACTGTATACACCTTGTTTAGCTTTACCTGACATAATATTAGCGTTAGATTGATTTAACAGACCCTCTAAAGAAGCTACGTCTACCCCTCTTTGTACTTGATTGTACGATCTTGGATCAATATTTCTAAAGTTAGAGCGACCAGATTGTACTGTAGGTGCTTTAGTAGCAAATTGTCTAGTTGCTTGTTGTTTTCCAGAAGGGGGTGAAGCTGCAAGCATTTGAGCTTTCTTAGTAGTTTTAGAAATATTATCCTTGTAGTATTTTCTTTTAAAAGATTCTTCCATATCTGGTGTAAAATCACCACCAGCCATTTCAATATCATTTACATAATCTTCAAGGTCATTTTTGTAATCTTCTGTTTCAAAAATATCAGTTGCTGTGGAGCTTAAACTTTCTGATATAGAATCACCAATTTTTCCAATAGTGTTATCAAATGTAGTTCCCATAATTATCCCCTTAGCAATCCTAGTCCACCAGCAACTTGAGAAGCAACACTAGGAGTAGGAAATGCTTGACCACCTAGACCTTGTGCAGAACTTTGGTAAGCGGTGCTTGTACCAAGACCAGCAAGACTACCTAAAATGTTTGCATAGTTGATTGCTTGTTTTCTAACAGCTTCTTGCTCTTGTTGAATTAGTCTGGCTGCATCTACTTGACCAGCTTGTGTGTACCCTTCTTGAGCTTTACCTATAGATTCCTGTATTTGAAAAGGCAACGCTGAGGTTTGTGCAACACCTTGTGCATAAGCAGGTAAATCACTTAGTGCTTGTGTTTGACGTTGCTCTGCACCTTGTAAAGCCCCAACTAAACCAGAACGTGTAGATTCTTCTCTCTTTTGTCTTTGTAGCTCCTGTAACTCACCTAGTGCAGTAGAACCTACACCAAATTGTCCAGCATTAATAGCTTGTTCTTGAGCAAGACGTTTGTCACGCTCTGTCATTGCTCTAGCTTGATCTGCTATTGTTCCTATTTGTGCTTGGTACAGTGGGTCAGCTAAAGGGTCTTGTGTAGCAGTTAAAAACCTTTGTTGGTAAGCTTGTTGGATACTGTCTGGTAAACCCACACCACCTTCAGCAGTGCTTGTACCTAATTGGTTAGCAAGTGTACCAAATCCCGACAAAGCTTGTTGTGTCTGAGTCGATTGACCGGGTGTAAGAGCACCTGTGTATAGCGCAGGGTCTTCTGTAAACACTGATTCCAACGTAGGTAGATAGTTTTTTATGAACGGTTCTACCTCTGCGTAAGGTTTAACCTCGCTAGAACCTGCAACTCTTTGAGAGCTAGGTACTTGTACCACCGTTGGTTTAGATTTAAAGACACTTCCCATAACTACACCTTTTTAAAAATTGTTGTACTCTTAGGGATGTAACCTTGAGATGACATAACTTTCTGCCATCCTTTTCTCCCTATCATTTGAAAATGCTTATAACCTAAACTTATGTAGTGATCCTCTACTTTAGGTAAAGCATACTTAAAATTAAACTTACCGCTAATTGCCTCAAAATTTATTACATCTGCTTTAGGATACGCGATAACTCCTACAACAAAAGCTCCGACTACATCACCGTCTTTAACAGAAATCCAGAGATCAGAGATGTTATTTAAGACACGCTTGACTATATCTTCTGTGTCTACTAGCTCTCTATCGCCCTTGGCTACAGACTTGTCTATAAAATCCCAACACTCACTTAGGACTAGAAATTTATTCTTGTATTCTCTATTGACTTTTTTATAACTTAACCCACGCTCCGCTGGAATTGAAAAAGTAAATACCTTCTCCTGATCCGGGATTCCATACTGTTCCATCTGCATATCTTATATCACCTTGACTTGGTTTAGTTGGTTCTACGAACACTACATCTAAATGACCATCTTGTACTGAGTCTAAAATACCTTGTATTGCAAACAGGTTGTTTGTCAAAAGACTAGTTAAATCTTCCGCATCAGAAGTAGGTAACTCAGGAGCAAATCTTAAAAATTCTCTTGCCATTATCTATCCGATACCGCTTCTGATTCAACAGCGTAACCTGACATATTAAACTGATTACCTGTTGTGTTTTCAAACTTTAAAGCTAAGTATCTACCACGTACTCTACAGTCTATTTCACTATCAGTACCTATGGTAAAAGAAACAGGGTCAGAGTAAGATACACCTTGGTTAGCTTGTAGCTCTGCACCTACACTTATGTTAACTGTTCCCGTACCTTCTATTCTTGGAAACACTTTTGTAATACTCTTGACTGCACTAGGACTACCTGCTGTTAATCCTATTCGTTCCATGCGAGAAGTAATAGCAGTACCATCAAATGTAATTCCTGAGTCTGCAAGATAAAGTTTAGTATCATTTGTACCACACATCAGTAGTGAGTCGATTGTAGGGTTGTAAGGTTGTTGCGCCCAAGTAAGAGTATCAGCAGCCCAAGTGGTGCTTGTAGCTGTCCATGTGTTAGCTAGATCAGGGTTTACTATACCTCTGGCTATGTAGTTAACACCCGGTAGAGCACGTATAGACCATGTGTTATCACGGTAGTTCCAGATTAAAGCTTCATCAGGAAAACCGTTTGTAGCGTTTGTCTTGGGATAGCATATCCATACTTCATTTCTAACTTTATTATGTACAAGAAAAGTCTTAGAAGCAGATGCAGAATCAATCTGGCTAAAGAGATAAGTACGTACTTGATCGTCTATGACACTCTTTAGAGTACTACCGTTGTGCATAACAACATCGTTGGTAGATACAAGTACGTGTTCGTTATTGCTTATCTGTACAACTGCATCTCTGGCGAATAAACCTATGTCTTTAAATCTTTCTCTCAAGGCAAAAGTAAATGTACCCCCTGTAAATGTCAGTGAGTAAATACTGTCTTCTTTGTAAACTAGTAAGTCATTACCTAGAGGTATTGCGTTTAACAAGTGACCTTTAGTACCACCCACAGTTATCTGGTTAGATTCTGACGCTGTGCTTGCAGTTGTCCATGTTGTAGAACCGTTGTTAGAAGCTCCTTCAGGAATAGCATCACTCCAACGTATAGAGTATGGCAATGCTGTACCGTTGTCAGTTAAGTTCAGAGCTATTAGGTGGTTTCTAAATGGTACGATAACTTGACACCTAAGAGTACTAGGCCAATGAGCTAGGTCAACAAACCTAGAACCACTTTGTAGGTAACTCTGAGGTACGTCTATACCATTATTAACAACAAGAACACCGCCAAGAGCATCCCCTTGCCAATTTTTCCCGGTGTCTGCCAAAGTTGTATAGGCTCCACTTGATCTCGTGACATCTGCGTGAGTAGTTCCTGTAATCTTATGTAAAGCAGTTAAGCCCCCGTATATCCAAAGGTTAGTAGAAGACTGTCTCCAACTTGTAGTCCAGTAGGGAGCAACTGTAGGGTTTCCTAAAGCTGCTATGTGTCCTTCTATACTACCTGCTTGCTTGTCATTAAAGCGAACATTTTCAACAGATGAAAACATATTAGATGGCATATCATAAGGAGATAGATCAGAGTTAAAGGTAAAACCTGTTTGTAACCCACTTATGTCAAATATTTCTTTAACCACTGCCAGTTTCCGTATCTGTTGTCCAAATAGTATTGTTAAATTCTTGTAAAGCTATATCTATACCATCCTCAGTCTGTATGTTACCACCTGATTCTTGTATCAGATTAAACTTTTCTATAACCCAGTTAGTATCAGCCATTATGTACCCTGCATAGTTAATACGGTTCCACTATATTCTGCTCTGTCTTCTAAGAGCATTACGTCTTGTAGTACCTTAGCGTAAATTCCACCGAACCTTTGAGATTGCTCTGTGTCGTTTAAAAACAATGCCCCTTCAAAACAACTACCAAACAAATATAAGTCAGGATAGTTTTCTAAAATAATATTACTTGTGTTAGAATCTGATAAAGCAGTTAACTTTTGATAATAGTTAATTCCTATTGTATACGCTGCATCAGGTGTAGGTAGTAACTTAATAGTATCACCTACACTTGAGTAAGCTCTTGGGAACCCAGAAGACACACCACCGTACTCTCTAGAAGCAGACTCTAGTGATAAATAGGACAGAGCAAAACTTGCACTAGAGGTATCTCTGGTGATGTTCTTTAGCTCTATGATGTCACTAGGTAGGTTGTAGAAAGCTGTACCAGAAGTTGTCGTAGTTTCTGCTCGTACTACACTTGCTCTGATAAGTAAATCTCTGTTTAACTTACCTTCAGTTAAGGTGATAAAGTCAGGTATATTATCTGTCAGATCGTTTCTGTTTAGATACTTTGCAATACTTGTCTGTAACTCAGAGTAAGTGGATAATGCCATTATATATTACTTTCGTGTGTCCTAAGATAACGCCATTCAGGATCATTAAGAAGCTTTTTAACTTTAGGCATATGATCTTTATTCATCACGTCTACACCTAGCTCACGCTTCCACTTTTCTATTATGATTAAAGGTATGCTTGCAACTTTACGCATATCTTTACCGGGAGAACCAAACTGTGCATCTCCGTTAAATTCTTTTTTGTTTAGTTTAAGCAAAGGCTCTATGTCTTGACTATTTGTAAGTAAGACTTTATCCTCAGCTTCATCATACTTAAATTGTGTTTTAATTGGATCGTTCATTTGTACCTCATAAAGTAAAGGCAGGGGATTTCTCCCCCACCTTACACCGATAGTTTATGATAAGTCGTATACTGCACCTAGAGCAGCTTCGTTTTTACAAACGAGTGTGTACTCACAGATGATAGCTCTTTGCTCACCATCAGAAGTACTTGCTACTTCACGTTGCTCAAACGGACGTAGGTAAGCTACACCGTAGTACTCAGGGTCAAGTAACCATACATCCCTAGAACGCTGAAAGCGGTTAGGAACAACAGCCATCTCACCAAAGTCACTTACGTAGATGTCCATACCACCAATGATACGTTGATCAGAAGTGTCCGTAAAGTTAGATACTCCACTTGCACCACCTACACCAACAAAGCTGGAAAAGGTTTGCTTTTGACTAGGAGCCATCATTAGGTACTTTATGTCTGCACCACTGTCGTAAGATGTTACAATAGCAGCTTTCAACAAAGTTTCAGTAAATGCACGCTGAGTACCATCTGTACGTGCAGCAGCACCTGCTCCAGCACCGTTAGCACCGTTACTAGCTTTACTGATGTTTGTGTTAACCCAAGTAGGAAGACTACCTAGTTTACGCACAGTGCCATCACCTGCCATTGGTATTTTAGCAATATTAACACCAACGAGAGCACGTTCCATGTCTCGCTTTAGCTCTTTAGCTCGTTTAGACATTTGGTAAGCTAATTCTTGCTTACGTCCTGCTTTAGAAACAGCATCAAGAGTTCCAGAAATCAAGCTTGTTTTCAAAGAAATCTGACATATGTTTCCAACTCGCGTTGTAGCAGCAGCTTCAGCAGCGGTGAGAGTTGATCCCTCCTCGTTGAAGTTGTCACCAGCAGCAGCAAGTGAGTCAGTTTGCCATTCGTGGTTTACGGCAATCGCATCTGAGCGACCACCCATAGACATAAATGGAGTTTCAGTTGGAGAAATGTCATAGATAACATTCTCTAAGTCTTCACGTAATCCTACTGAGGAAAACGTGACAGTCACACCTGTTGGTTGTGCCATAGTTCAAGTCCTTTTTGTTAAATTAAATCCATAAACGCATTTGCAGCATCATTGACGTTACCCGTTTTTCTTAGTCTATCGCGTTTTGCTTGAACATCTCTAGCAACCCTTTGCTTCTTAGTCACCGGGACACCTGCTTTAATTACCTTAGCTGGCCCCTTTTTGACTTTAGATGATGTTGAGGAGTTAGCTCTCTCTTGCAACATTGCCTTGTGTAATACAAGTACAACCTTGTGATCAGTAATTCCATTAACATCTTGTTCACTAAAACCCATATTAATAGCAAAGTCTCTTAGTTCAGTTTTTAGATTAGAACTAGGATCAGAGTATTCTGGTAAGGCAGTAGCTAACAACTCAGCTTCTTCCTGTACCTTGTGTTGAATATTCTGGTAAACTTCTTGTTGGGTTTTCTGTTGAACAGCCATCTGCTCTTGTTTGACCTGATTAACTTTGTCTTTAGCGTCTTGGAACTCAATTCGTTTCTCCATGTATTCTACTGGATCATCTTCTTTGAGAGAAGACCAATCTAACTCTTGATACTTTTTAAGTTCAAGATTTTGATAGTTCTCCATATTAGCTAAGACTTGTTGATACTGATCTCGCTCTTGTTGAACAGATTGTAGGTTTGCTTCGTATGCTTTTCGCATTTCAGCTACAGACTGAGATTTCTTGGTATAGTCAGACTGCCTTTGATAACCGTTTCTAAGTTCATCAAGGTCAACTTCAAATTCTTCGCCATCTACCTTTACGGTATAGCTTGGGGAAGTTTCTTGAATCTCTTCTTCTTCGGATACCTCTACTTCTTCAACCTCTTCCACGTAGTCTTCTTCCTGTGTCTGTTCAGACAAAACAAGTGACTCTTCTTCTTCCGTAGGTTGCTCGTTAGATGCTTGCTCTGGATTAGTACCTTGACTTCCAAACATGACATCGTACATTTCTAATTGCTTACTTCCAGCGACTTCCTGTGAAGGATTAGTCTCTTTCTCTTCCATGTGTAACTCCTAAGAATTTTCTATTAAATTGTTATCCATACACGCTTGTAAATCGTCAAGAATAGATTTCAATGCTTGCACTTTGTACCAGTAATGATCCCTGTCTTCTTGTTTATCAGCGTGTTTCCATTGCTCTATCAGTGATAGTTCAATATCTGCAACCACTTCCTGAAATACTTCGTTATCTAAAATACTTGAGGCTTGGGCTGACTTTTCTCTTACATCCGTCATTATGTTTTAATTAAAAAGTTAATCGGAATCTGTGCTACAACTGCTGAACCACTGCCAGCTACTGCTGATTGTGATGTACCTAAACTATTAGAACCACCTACACCTATGGGCAAGAATGATCTAAAGTCTGGTACTTTAAAATCTGATCCAGATGTACCGAATGTAGTACCTATTATAGCGTACAATGCTGAGTAGGTAGAAGTACTAAAAGCATCTCCGTTGCACAGTAGCCAATCTTTAATACCCGAAATAGTTTCAGTTGTTGGTGTAGTGTTTGAACCAAACATTACTATATGCCCCGGCTCGAAACCTAACTTGTTCATTTGTGCAGATGATTGACTAACTGCTGTTGTGGCTAGGTTGGGGAATTGTGATTTTAGAACACTCTTGACAAGGCGTATGTGGTCATCACCTTCAGAAATGTTATCACTTGCTGCTGGATTAGCCGTGACTAATTGGGAAATAAAACTTGCTGATTCGACTGTCATTGTCCGTCCTTACTTAATTATATCAAAGTTAAAGTGTAAAGTCAAGCGTTTTTTCTTGATCTATTAAAATATAAGCTCCTTCTTTAGTAGCCCACACTTGACTATGACCTATAAAAGATTTAAATTCGTGTATCTTATAGTCTAGGTAAAATACAAACTTATTAGAACTATAAAAACATTCTTGGTTACTTAGAGCAATATAAACAGCACTGTCTATTTCTTCTTGACTTGTAGCTTCTTCTAACATGACTAAAAAATGGGGTGTCTTACAGGCAAAACTTGTCATCAAAGGTTCACCTTTTTTGTTCTCAGCTTTGGCACTAGAAGTATACAATAATATTGCAAGTATACTAAGTAATTGGAGGATGCTTACCATTGTGCATTTTTTCAAGTTTTGAAATCCTTTCTCCGTTAGAACTAGCCATCACAAGTATTCTTTCTAGTTCTCTATTGTTTTTTTCCAAACGATCAGGAGACATTATTCCTGATAACACAGTAGTCTTTTGTGCGTTTAGATCAATAGCGTTTTCTTGTGCGTCTGTCCGTTTATCCAAGTCTCTTAGTCTAGATTCGTAATCAGATTTAATATCATTTAGCTGCTCTATGACAGAAGATAACTTTTGTTTGACTATAGTAGCTGCTGACACTATTGATATAAGCATACCACCTATAGTCATTATTAACCTTGCATCTATCTCCACTTCGGTTACTCTACTTCAACCCAGCCTTTAGAATTGTCGGCCTGATATACATCTTCATCCCAAAGATACATTTTGTCATCGTCTGGGTGTGCAACAGGTGGTTGCCAGTCATCATTAGAGTCTAATGACCATGATCCAAAAGGTTGTGGTGCAATGAATTTGTCTTTGTCAGCATCGTATGTAAATCCAATGCCAGCATATTGCTTTCGGATGTTGTTATTGTAGCTGGTCTTTACCCAATCATCTGCGTGGACGTTAGCCTGTAGCCAATCGATACACGCTTGCTCACCGTCATTGGTTTCCATGTCATTGTCCATCACTAAGACTTGAACAACAATGTTATCTGAATTTACTTGAGCGTAGTGTGCCATTATTTAATCACCTTTAGTTCTGGCTCCAGTATTTCTGGAGGTTGTGGGTTTTGTTTTTGAGTTTTACCTTTAATGAAAGCATCGCACTTTCCCCATTCCATCATTGAGGGAAAAATACTTATGATCTGACCTTGGATTGTTACAATCGGAACAGGAGGGTTTGCCATGCAAAGGACTTCTCCTTCCGCCTGACTCTCCATTGAATGACTGCACGTACCGCAACTTTTTTTCATATTAATTCCTATTTATATTTGTATCTAATGATTACAACACCTGAACCGCCTGCGTCACCATTTCCGCCAGCACCATTTCCACCGCCTCCGCCACCGCCAGTATTCGCTGTTCCAGCGGAAGAACTAGAAACCTCTCCTTGTCCACCGCCACCGTTTCCACCTGCGCCTCCTGCTGAACTGGCATCATCTCCACCTCCGCCACCTCCCGCTCTGACGATTGAACTACCAGAAATAGTAGACGCTACTCCAACACCACCAGCACCGCCATTTCCGCTACTAGTATTTGCACCGACTGCACCTGCTCCACCTCCACCGCCTGAGTATGCCGCTACGGGAGAACCACCTCCCCCAGTACCACCCGCAAATCCTTGATTAGAAGTTCCAGCACCACCTGCACCAGAATAATTAGCACCACCCCCAGAACCGCCAGCGGCTCCGGGATTATTTCCACCGTTTGTAGCTGAACCACCTCCACCACCTCCAGTTGACGTAATTGATCCAAAAACTGAATTGGCTCCGTTGGCTCCTGTACCGCCAGTGCTTGTATCTCCAGCACCACCAGCACCAATAGTTACAGTATAATCTTGAATAGAGGCTGTTAGCCCTGTCTCGCTAGACCCACCTCCACCAGATGCTTCAGAGTTCCAACTAGCTCGATAACCTCCTGCGCCACCTCCGCCTCCACCTTCATTTGCCGCACCTTTTCCTCCTCCACCTGCACCTGCAATCACAAGATAATCAAGAGTACTATCAGCAACGCCAACAGTGTTAACAGAAAAGGTTCCACTAGAGTTAAATGTGTGTATTGCGTAGTCACCATCGAAAGTAATTGTACCTCCTGTAGCCTCTGTGAAATTATTTGAAGATCGGTATTTAAGAACAACTAAGCCTGATCCACCGCTTCCACCATTGACTGCACCTGACGTAGCATGAACATTTCCAGTTCCACCACCCCCAGAACCTGTGTTAACTGTTCCAGCAACACCGTTATTTGAACCAGTTACACCAGCACCACCGCCTCCAGAACCTCCTGCACCCGGAGTAGAGTTCATAGAACCACCTCCACCTCCACCTGCACGAGTTACACTTGAACCTGTAATGCTAGAAGATAAACCTGCTCCACCTGCTCCGCCTGTAGTATTTGACGTTCCAACACCTGCACCACCTGCACCCCCTCCGCCACCTGATGCACCGTTTGTTCCAGACCAAAAACCAATTCCTCCAGCAGAACCTTGGCCTGTCGTACCAGCAGTGCCTGTTCCACCACCGTATCCATTACCACCAGCAGAACCTTTTCCAGATGCTGCTGACGTTCCTCCAGTACCACCTCCACCACCAATACTAAGTACAGTAGGGGTAAAAAGAATTGGTGAACCAGCAGTTAAAGCTCCTACCTCAGTCATACCACCACCAGTACCATCATTGGTGTGCCATGAATCTAATGCGCTATTAAAGAATAACTTTGCGGCTGTACCAGTAGGTGTAGCTCCGTCAGACCCCATATCTACAGGGCGACCTCCCGTAGTTATAAATTTTGCTAGGTTAGAGGCTTGCGTAATATCAATATATTCATTGGTTAGATAAAATTGAGCCATTTGACCCGGAAATTTATCTGATCCATCAATACCTGCGCCAAGTTTTTGAGTATTGCCACTCCCAGAATAATTAATATTCCCAGCATTTATAGCTTGAATATCAACATCGGCTACTCCGTCAATGTACATATGACACACTGGACTAGAAACTAAATTCCAACTGATAACAACATGATGCCAATCAGTGCTAACTGTACCAAAAGTTGTTGAAGAACTGTATACGCTAAAAAGAAAACCATTTGATGAGGTATATCCTATTATAGATATTTGGTTGTATTCGTTTCTTCGAATATCAAAGTGCGTTCCACCTGACTGATAAAAATAATCCGCCACTCCAGATAGTGCCTCATCAAATCTAAACCAGCATGAAAAAGTACCCGCAGGGCCGTCAGGCATTGGAGTTCCACTATAAGATAAATAATCATTAGTACCATCAAAAGTTACAGTTGGAAGAACGACTGATGGATTTAATCCAAATACACTGTCACTACCATGATTATCACTGCCTGTATCACCTGTACCTCCTGCACCAACTGTAACTGTGTAATTGCCACCAACACATGATAATGTTGCTTCAGTGCTACTACTTCCACCCGATGTTTCGCCAAGAGTAGAATTTCTGTAACCACCTGCACCACCGCCACTTATAGCACCGTTACCGCCACTCTTTCCACCACCTGCGCCACCGCCAGCAATAACAAGGTATTGAATTGGTACTCTTTTGTTCTCTGGTATTGTAAATGTGCCAGAACTTGTAAATGTGTGTATTGTGTAGTTGCCTAGTGTTGCAATGGTGTTTCCACCTGTAGCGGCTTCTAATGTTGGTCTGTAACTTGCTATGACTACGCCTGAACCACCAGCAGAGCCAAAATTAGATGTTCCATCTCCACCACCTCCTCCGCTTCCTGTGTTTGTAGTTCCAGCAACAGAATTTGGGTTAGATGATCCTCTGTCTCCTCCATGTCCTCCTCCACCTGATCCGCCTGATCCTGATCCACCACTTAATCCCATTCCGCCTCCGCCACCGCCAGCACGAGTAACAGATGACCCAGTAATTGTAGACGCTACGCCAGCACCACCATTTCCAGCGGTTGTTCCAGAAACATTGGTTCCAACGGCACTTGCGCCACCGCCTCCACCACCGCCTCCGTTATCAATAGGATCACCAACTCCACCAGCAAAACCTTGGTTTGAAGTTCCAGCACCTGCGTTTGACATAGGAGAACCTCCCCACGAACCGCCACCGCCAGAACCACCATTAGCTCCAGCAGTTCCCGATCCGCTAAGAGTAGAACCTCCGCCACCTCCGCCTATAGATGTAATTGAACTAAAGACTGAATTTGCACCGTTTGCGCCTACAGTACTTGCGTTACCTCCACCAGCACCACCTGCTCCAACTGTGCAGGTGTAACTTCCTGTACCCAAGGTAAGACTAGTTTCGCTTGATGCTCCACCTCCAGATGCTTCGTTATTAAAAGATGCTCGATAACCTCCAGCACCACCTCCACCTGCATAACCACCACCACCTGCTCCTCCAGCAATCACGAGATAGCTAACCGCAGTTGAACCTTTAACAACGGCAAACGTACCACTACCTGTAAATGTGTGGACAATATTCAACCCAGCACCTGTAATGGTGTTACCACCTGTGGCAAAGAAGTCCCCACCAAAGAGACTAGAGCCACCCTGCATTGAGTAGATAGAAGCGAACATTATTGGAGAGCTTTCACTGTCAAAAGGGAAAATCCGTTTGCTTTAGTTAGATAGAAAAAGAAATCATCTCCGTTAGTTGTGCTAATGTCATCACCATCGACCAATGTGAAACCAGACGTTGTGATTGTTCCAGCACTAGCGTTGTTGGTGTATTGAATTATTACTGCACAATCATCGACTGTTGGAGCTAATGTGTGCGCTCCTCCATTGACAGCTTTTTGTATGTTGCCGTCATCTTGGTCAGGTGTGTAAGTTCCTGAAGATTTAGTTCCAGCATCGTGTACCGTTGTGGAAAAACCAGCAGTAAGATTGTCTGCGGTATCAGCTTTTAAGGTGTCTGCATCAAAAGCCTGTACGTCAGACCCTATTGCTACGCCAATAGAAGTCCTAAGAGTAGCTCCACTTTCTGCAACTGGATCAGTTGTACCGTCACCAACGATCATCTCACCGTCACCTAGTACAGCCATTGCTGTAATAGCTCCTGTACCTGATCCTAACAAAACTCCACCATCAGTTAAACTAGATGCACCTGTACCACCGTCTGCTACAACTAGATCAGTAATACCTGTTATTGATCCTCCTGAAATACTTACGGAGTCAGAAGCTTGAGTAGCAATAGACCCAAGACCTATAGAGGTACGCAGTGTAGCTCCACTCTCAGCTACCGGGTCTGTTGTACCATCTCCTACGATCATTTGACCATCAGATAACACACCCATAGCAGTTACAGCACCTGTACCAGAACCTAATAGCACACCACCGTCTGTCAGTGAAGTAGCACCTGTACCCCCTTTGGAAACAGGTATGGTTCCTGTGCTTACAGTAACTGATCCCGTGGATGCACTTACAGCTAATGGACTATCTGCTGATATAGAAGCAACACCAGCTAAGGCAGATGCCAAGGTTGATTTTCTTACTTTGTGGGTTGTACCTGCACTAACATCTACTACAGCAAGAACATCGTCATCCGCAAGATTTATTTCAGATAATTCTGAAAGAGCAGTTATCTTTTTATTAGTAGCCAAGTGAACCTCCCCGTGTTAGCCTTCTAGCCAAGTTACATTAACTGTAGCTGTACCTGATGCAGTTATTGCTGCTATTTTATCACCTTCAACTACTGTAAAAATCTCTGGGCCACCTGCGTTTAGTTGTACTCCAGCAGCTACAGTTGCTGTAGGTGTAGCTCCTTGACCACCTTTGACTGCCACGTAAGCTAATCCAGTTACAGATATTCTTACTTTAGTTACTTGTGCAGGACACGCACCTGATCTGGTAGCTCCTGAAGTTGTAGTTGCTGCTAGGTTCTCGCTTGAATTTACTCTGTAGTAACTATTTTGTCTTGCCATGTTTAACTCCTATGCCTTTACATTTCTTTGAGAAGACATCTCGTATCCAAGCTCTACACCTTTTAACTTGATCTCTTCTTTTTTGAGGTTAATGTTATTTTCTAGTTCTAATCTTTCTAACTCTAGTTTACCAGCTTTTATTTGTAGTTCGTTAGCTTTTATTTCTGCTTCCATTCTAGAAGTCTCAGCTTCCATGATCATAGCTTGTCCCTGTGCTTGTGCAAGCTGTTCTTGTGGACTTGGCTGAGGTTCTACTGGCTGAGGTGGTGTAATATACTGATCAGTATCTTTTATACCCATCTCTGCACCAATTTCTTTAGCTAAGTTATATATGTTATCCGGTGAAACTATGTTTTGTGTTTGCTGTGCAATCTTTTCTATAAGACCTGCATAACTAGATAAATTATTAAGCCTAACATCCTGATCTCCATATCCTAAACCAACTTCTACGGTTACATCTAAGTCTTCTATCCAACTTGATGGGTCAACCTCATAGTAGCTGTTGTTTAATCTCATTACCTTTTTACCATCTTCATACCTTTGTATAAGGTTGTAGATAGCTTTGAACATACTTTTAACACCTGTTTCAGCAAAGATTCTAGCTATAAGTTCTACTCTGCCTTGTGCGTTACTAAGAGCACCTTGTACAGCACCTTGAGTTACGTGTGACTTTAGAATGTCAGCAGGTAGCCCCTGTGTAGCAGGATTTACGCCTGTACGCCCGGATTTTAATTTGTCCCAGTAGTCTAACATCTCAAAACTGTACTGCTGCAAGGCAGGTGTTTGTATAGGCTGTAGAGCATTAGGTGATCTGGTACGCACAACTCCACCGGGACGGTTGGTTAACAAGTCGTCTATGTTAACTTGACCTTCTACTATCTGGAATCGTCCGTTGTTAGCAAGGTACATATTATCCAAGAGGTTCCTTGTAAGTGTACTGCGTACTAACTGTATGTCTTGTACTGTCTCTGCTACCGATAGACCATAGAACTTGTGTGGAATCGGAATAGGACAGATAGAGCTAAATGGTATGGTATCTACTGGCTCTTTCTCTAAGATTTCATTACCAGCGTGTATCACTTTGTAGAGTACACCTACACCATTGTCCTCCATGTCTAGTCTGGTGTACGACTCGAATACTTCAACTGTGTCTTCAGACTTGGACATAGAGCCTATGTCTGTTACGTTTGTGTTGTCGTAAGCGTGTCTAGCCATGTACTCTTGGCTTGTGGTAATACCGTCTGCACTTGATCCAGAACCTGCTAAGTTTTCTACTATATCTTCATCAAACCCCATTTCTATAAGTTCGCCACGGGTCTTGTGCGATCTGTGACAAACAAACCTGAAATCTTCTAGGCTTTTAGCTCCACGATTTATCAGAAATTCTTCTGGTGGTACATTTTCTATGCTTACTTTACCACTTATCTTTGTGCGCGAAAATATAGCATCATGGCTTATTTCTTCTACTTCTACCATCTCCCCTGTCTGTGGATCAGGTATCTCTATTACTTTTATGTCTTCTGTGTGTTCTACTATCTCTAGTTCTTCGTCCTGCTGTAACAGGCTAAACTCTTGTTCTGTCAGCTTCTCGTAGGACTCTGTGGTTGTCTTCTCTACGTCTTCCCAGTAGTGTTTTACGATGCCTACTTTTTGTAAGAGAGCATCAAAGAAGAAGTTGTACAGTATGTCAAAACCATTGTTCTGTTTGTAGAACACATGGTTCACATAGTTCGTAGCCTGTTCTGCTACTTGCACGTCCTCTGGGCCATGTGGTGCAAAACGTACAACGTCTTTACCACTTGTAAAGATACGCATCAAGCTAGGCATCATCCACATTATTGTATCTTGAACGTCCGTGACAACTACCTGAGATCGTCCGTCTTCTTCGTTACCAAATGGTTCACCGTAGAAGTACTCTATTGCTGTCTCTCTCTGGGTACTTACTTCAGAGTCTATAAAAGAAGAACTCTCCTCTACCTCACTATCTACAATAGAAAGGACTTGCTCGTCAGATAATTTAGACATACACTACTTCCCTTTTTTACTCTTCTTCTTAGGTTTACTGTATTTCGTGTATTTTGTCATTATACTATACCCCTATGGTTATACTCAATTTTAGCATCAAAGTTGTACTTCTTGTAAACGGTGTTACTCGTCATTTTCTCTCCGAACCGTTCTACGGAAAGAGCAGCATACCTCATTGATGAGATTAGGTCATCTTTGATTGCAACCACTTTCCCATTTTTTCTATGGTACAACCTAAGTTCCTCAAGAGTTTCCTGACAGGACTCAAAAATTTGTAGACGGCCTGTTTCAAACCTTTGTAGCATTTCGCTGATACCAGCTTCAACTGAATTATTACCATTTATTTTCCCTTCTGCTGGTGGATTAGAAAAGTGCTCAGGGAGCATATAGACCCCCAAGTCTCTGTATTGCTGTGCTAACTGTATTCCAGAACCTTTATCGTGTTGTAAACCATCGTGAGGAAAAGCTACCGGGATACCCCTAGACCTAGAGTTCAACGCTGCTGCGTGTGTTATAGGTGTTTCCTTGCTTCTCCTGTATTCATCGTAGACGTATATTATATCGTTATCTGGATCAAGTGCTACCCAACTGAGTGCCGTGGGGTGATCATATCCAAAATCTATACCAGCTAAGACAAGATAGTGTTTAGGTATCTCAAAGTCTTCGCAAGTGATGTCCTCTTCTGATACAGGAAAGATCAAACCTGAGCCAAATACAGGTATACCTTTTGATCTCATATCCCTCTCAGCAGGGCTATAAACTGACAATAACTGTTCCTTGGTAGCTGGGTCTAAGTGATCCACATCGTCCCAAGTAGCAGTTATTAGAGATTGACCCGGTTTCAGTTCGTTTAAAAAAGAACTTACTACCTGAGTCATCCCTTTTTCCGGGGTAAACGTCATATAGACAATACCCCCTGTGTCTGCTGTTCTGGTTATACACTGACTGAAGATTTCCTGTTTAGGTTCCTCATCAAGCCAGACAACATCCACGGCCTCGCCCATGAACTTCTCGAACCCCTGTTCATAGGCTTTAAAACTTATGCTGGAGTTACCCCCTGACTTGTGTTTGACAAGTGCAGAACTAAAGGCGTTGGGTACTCCGGGTTTACGTACTGTGTTTACTATGTGTTCTTTGGGTACTGCACCGTGTCCTAACTTGGTAGGGTCTTGTGGTACTCCAAATAATTCTCTTTGTATAATATCTCTGGTGGTATCGTTACTCTCACCTGCTGCCCAAACTCTTACCGGGTGGTCAAATGTTTTACCCTCCCACCACTTAGGATACACCCCTGTCATGTGGTAGCTTGTTTCTGCTGCTCCACAGAATGTTTTCCCCACCCTGTTAGCTGCCATCAGAATACGTTGTGCGCTTCCCTTGCCCTCAGAGTGAAACTTCTTTTGGTAGTCGTAGGACTCATAATTTTTAATTCTGTTTTCTTCTATCCTACGTTGTTTCTCTTTGAGAAGCTCTAAGACTTTACCTCTGTCCAACTATTTTACTTCCTTTGGAAACTTTACCACGTTGTCTTTTACCAGCTTCTGTATCTGCTTGTCTATCTCTTCGTCTGTAAGCTCTATGACATCTTTCAAAGTGGTTTCTTGCTTCTGTACAGCATCGTATCCTGCTCTGCTGAGGATGTCCCTAGCTGCGTTTAGTCTCACTGTGTCCGACTCTGAACCAAGTAGTTCTTCTAGTACCCCTAGAGCAGTGGTAGCTGTTTCAGATACCTTCTCCTTGATCCTAGCTTCTATGTGTGTCCAAAGGTATCTTTGTGTTCTGTTTGCACGGTGTTTAAATACACCCTTGTTCTTCCCCGTGTACCCAGCTTTCTCGTAGGCTAAGACAACATCCATCTTGTCATCTACGAGGTATTGTACAAATTGTTGCTCACGTTTGGTAAGCTTTTTATCTATTGTCTTTGGATTCTTGTAGTCTTCGAAACGCATGGGGTACTCCTATGTTAACTAAATTATATCATAGTGTAGCACTAAAGTCAATAGCGTATTTTAAAATACCCCAAAAAATGTGGACAGACAACAATTAACATTATGCTACACCACGGGGGGGTCTGCTGTTACATATATATCACACATTGTACCAGTTTGTGTCCAGATTGCAACAATGTGTTGCATTTATGGTACACATAGGCCCGTGTTTCATGTGTAACAGTATTGGTAAGCTATTGATTACAATGTGTTTACATTGTGGTACAGTGTGGTTTAAAAAATCTAGGTGTTAGCATGTGTGTTCAATAGATATACATTTGATTGATATATTTAATTTATTAATGGTATTATTTACAATATACGCTGTACGCTGTTTTAAGCTTGTTACAATCGTTTTATTAGTTGGCTAGTATGTTAGTATATAAATGTATTAAACACGTGCTAAGAAGTTCTTAAAACGCTAATATTGATATAAACTGTATCAAAAGAGCAGCGCATTGTATGAGACAAAAAAAAACCCAACGCTGTTACACATCGGGTTTTAATTTGAGTTTGTTTAATTGTTAGGACATTAGTCTTTCGTGATAGTTAACTAGATAACCTCCCATGCCTATCATTGCAGAAAACAAAGGCTTTCCATCGATCATCCAAGGCTTGCCTTTGTACATGATTTTATAAATACCGTTTGGTTTCTCGATGACATATCCGGCTTTACGCAATTCTTTAATAGTTTCTTGAGTTTCTTTTTTAGTCCACATATGTACTGACATTAGTATTCTCCTTTAGGTTTGTTTAATCTCGACTGAATCAAAAACGGTATTTTTTTCTTTTGCTACTTCTTTAAACCTAGAAATACTGTTTTGTTCATGCATATCAAGACTATGTTGATTCTCGAAAATATGAATTTCTAGTATTTTATTATCAATATCATAAGCAATTACTTTAATCATTTTATATTCCCTTTATTTTTAAAGTTTCTGCATCAGTAGTGTACTATTTTTTTTAAAAGAATGTCAAACAAAAAGATGCAAGGTGCTAAATTAATAACACCTTGCCAAGTTTGGGAGAATAAACTCTAATGTTTTTTGTATGATACATTCTTAACAGTAGTATCCCAACAAGCGCGACAAGTACCACAATTATTTTCACGGGTATAAGCTTTACATTCTTTGCCTATTGGTTCGTGGTCTTTTGTGTGTACGGTACTCGTACAAATGTTATCAAAAGAAAAACTTTTATTATAAAATCCGTAATCACTTTGAAAATTACGTAAATAATTAGGTTTACCGTTTACTTTTGTACCAGAAATACGAACGCATAAATTTTTAGGTATTGCATAAACATTTATATATTTACGCTCTTGTGTTGGCAACCAATGCTTTATATTCGGTGTACGCTCACAAACAAGACAAATTGCTTTGAACATTTGTTCACTTTGTAAGTCACCAGCGTCAAACCAGCGATGATAATAAACATTAGTCTTTTTAGCTTGTCTCTCAATTTGAAATACCATTGCAGAAACCCACGTAAACAATTTGTCTTCTGACAATGCCTTGTTGTACTTTGCTAGGTTTAACTTGTAACCCATGTCAACCGATGGACGAAGCTTTTGCAATTTGCGTGCATAGCAACTGTTGCAACTTGTGCCTTTTATCTTAGCCAATTTAGAACCCGTTTGACACGCAAACGCATCAATTGAAAATGTGGTTCCGGGCATCTTAGTATTACCGTTTGAGATTTTACCGAACTCTATTGCGTCTTTTACTAGCATCTTATTCCCCTAACCATTGATTAAAACTTTTAATTTGTTTTGTTTGTACATCAAACCCAACACATGAAACATAAGTTGCATATCGATCTTTTAACAATGTCGGTGCATCTTTATTAGTACTATGTTGAAAGTTTATATATCTACGCATTTCTGCATTAGTTTTAAAAATTAAATCCATTATATTCTCCTTTGTTTTATTAATTTATACACATAATATATAGATAAATAAAACAATGTCAAATAAAAAATACAAAGTGGTAAAATTAATTACCACTTTGCCCTTTTTACTAGACGTTGAAAAAATATCTCGGAGTAGTAAAACCGTCCGATAACTTTCTGGTTTTGCTAATGGTTTTTTGTACATACATGGTATAATAACCGATACTAAATTTATTGAAAGTTTTTAAAGACTTTACTTGTAACCATTTATTTTTGGTTACGTGGTTTCTAACAATACCAGCAATAAGAACTTTATTCTTGCTATTCTTTACGGTAAAACGAAACCCGATAGTTCCGTCACTAAGTTCTAATGTTTCTATTCTCATTGTTTTTCTCCATTACTTTGTTTAAGACAAGATCAACATAGCACACTTAAAACACATGGTCAACTACTTTTTTTATTTTTATTTACTTGACATAATAAATAGTTCTTCTATAGTGTACACTTAAAACAAATGAGGTTAAAAATGAAAAGCTTTTACGACTATATAATATTTGCCATATTCTTGGCAACTATGTTATTTCTTTTGTCACTACCAACAATAAACTTGATATGACAAAAAAAGAACTTTTAAAACACTTGGAACAATTAGGCTATACTAATTATTTCATCAGCAACGAAGGCAATGGTGCCATAAATGTTCAATTTCACATTGAAGAACCACTTAGCTACATAGATTTTTGTGATATGATAGAACGTAAATACGATATGTTACCATATTGGTTTAAATCCACTTCTGAGAGACAAAAAAGATATGATCTGTACATCGGAGGTTTTTCTTATGATTGATAACGATACAATAATTTTAATTGAACTATTAATACAAAAGGGTGCAAGACGTGAAGACATTGAACACTTGGTTGATCTTGCTATATATAACCAACGTGAGCCAATGTATCTTGTAAACGAGGCAATCGAGGAATATAGTCAGAATTATTTTGAAAATATTCCAACAGTTTTACATTAGCACTTGACAATACTTTTGTCTTATGCTATTTTATACACTTAGTACACTTATTACACATAGTACTACAATAGAGGTTTCTTTACATAGTGTACTAAGTGTAGCAACAAATAGGAGTTAAAATGTTAGCAATATTAATTTTCTTAACAATGGCAACAGCCACACAATCAGACTACTTGAACCAAATAGAAGAAGATTACAATAATGGTGCTGAGTGGCATTACATAGAAGGTGGTCAATCACCAGACCCAGAAGCTAAACAAATCTTTGTAGAAGACAAAGTGTACTGGAAGTTAAAATGAACATCTTTTACCTAGACAAAAGCTTCACCAAATCAGCGGAGTATCATTGCGACAAGCACGTTGTCAAGATGATCTTAGAGACTGCCCAACTGTTATCCACTGCACACCGTGTACTAGATGGTGACGCTAAGGCAGACATAGTAGGATTGTACAAGTGTACACACAAGAACCATCCTTCTGCTGTCTGGGTACGTTCTAACCAAGGTGCTTATCAGTGGACATTCATGCTTTTTGAGAGACTTTGTAAAGAGTATACAAGAAGGTACGACAAGGTACACAAATCTTCCAGACTGTTACCCTTTTTACTTAGCTATCCAGAGAACATAGAGTTTTCTGCATGGGACGCTGAGTTAATCCCACCACCACAGTGTATGCCAGAAGAGTACAAACACGAAGATACTGTCACAGCATATCGTAACTACTACATGGGTGCTAAGAACAGTTTTGCTAAGTGGGCGCACTCTGCTACACCAGATTGGTGGCAAGTTGAAGCAGTCGGGTAAAGTGTTGTGGATCATTATGCACATTGTTACGTGTGTAATGATCTGCATAGGAAACGCTAGAGTAATGGGGTGGTTATGAACTGTTGGCACTGTAACACTGAGTTAATTTGGGGTGGTGACCAAGATATAGATGATGAGTTTTATGCCATGGTTACTAACTTGACTTGTCCTAAATGTGAGAGTATAGTAGATGTCTATTATCCAAAGGAGAAAGAAGATGAAAACATATAATGTAAAGACGTATAGGTCTGTTCTGTTTGAATTAAATCATTGTGTTAAAGCTGAAGATCAGGCATCAGCAATGGATCAATGTATCAACTGGTTTGAAGATGACAGGGAAATAATGGATCATGTCCCAGATTGGATTGACCCAGTAGAAGAGCCAAGATCAGTAGAGATTGTTTATGTAGAGGAGGAAGAAGATGCCTGAAGAATTTGAACATGAGTTAATTGGTGTACTACAAGAACACTATGGTAAAAACTTTGACTATAATTGGGACAGTGAAGAAGATGGATTTTATATCCGACTTAGAGTATGGAAGGAGGAAGCTGATGAGTAATATACCCTTGATACACAAGCAACGCTTGCTACAAAAGATTTACAGGAATGTACAACTTGACAAAAGAGTCTTGACATATGAAAAGAAACCTGTTATACCACATAAAATTGATATAAAGGTATAATTATGCGCTGTATTATTTGTGATGTTAGGTTAGAATTATCCAGAAAGTTAGACATATGCCCAGAGTGCTCTGATGCAGTCAAGCAAGCACTGGAGAGCGATCTGGAGACAACTTGGAACACTTTGTATAAGGAACCAGAAGATGAGTAGTTTAATTGTAATGATACTTAGATTAATCAATAACTTGGAGAAACGCCTACCATGAACAGAGAAGAAGTTTTAATGACTGCTCTGGATTGTATCACAAACGACAGAGCTAACCAGTATGGTAAAGCAGAAGACAACTTTGGTAATATATCTAAATTGTGGTCTGCTTATCTCAGAATAGACATCAATAAGCTAGAAGTGGCAATGTTGATGACGTTGGTAAAAGTAGCCAGAACAATCAGTAGTCCAAAACATGAAGATAATTATGTTGACATTTGTGGTTATTCTGCTATAGCTAATGAACTAGCAAAGGAGAAGAAGAATGATTGATGACTTAGAAATTTTAATTGACTCAGTTTGGTTCAATGAAGTAGACAAACGTAAAAAGGTAAAGTACCAAGAACAACGTGACAGAATAGGATCAGTTAAAATTGATTACTGCACAAGTTTTAAGTCTTTACAAAAGCTCACCACTGTGATAGAAGAAGAATTATTTGAGCATGAGGCAGTGGAGTTAACTGTCACTTACAAAAGTAGGTCTTACTAATGGAAGAGAAAGCTATCAAAGATCACCAACCTTGCCCAGATTGTGAGTCTAGTGATGCCTTAGCTATCTATTCTGATCACACGTATTGTTTTAGTTGTTTTGAGAGGAAGTGGACTGTGGAAGCAGAAGTTATACCAATGGAACCCAAGGTTAAAAAACCTAGTCTTAAATGGGCAGACCGTAAAATATCTAAAGCTGTGAGTAATTTTTACGATGTACAGGTTACTTATGATTCAGTAGAGTTCCCTTATTTTTTCGAGGGTTTGCAAGTAGCAACAAAATATAGAGACTCTCAAAAAAACTTTAAGACTAAGGGAGACTTTACTGAGTCAGAGATGTTTGGTATCCACACCATGTCCAAGGCGAAGAACCATGAAGTAGGTAATACAGTTATCATCACAGAAGGTGAAGCAGACGCACTATCAGCATTTCAAATA